CTCCATGATCCATTGATAGACAAATCTCCAATCAGAGAACATGTCGGGGATAACAGGGTCGGACCACGCAAGAACCTCATCGCGCCAGCACTCAACAAGACTACGGTAGTCGGTAATCATACGACGATTACGTGCAAGAAACACATCATCAATCGCATCCAACTGACGATCAGACTTGCCCTCCTTAATGGCCTCAACCATTATACGCGAGATAGTCTTCTGAATAGGATACACAACACCCCACTCAGGATCCTCCGCATAATCGGCATCCTTCCGACAATACTTGGCGGCACGTTCCAAGTTGGCACGGCCATGACGGACACACTTGATGTTCGGGTGAACATCATCAAACATCCAATCAAAGTACGCAGGATCGCGAAGATGCAACTTCTCCTTAAACACCAACAACACATGATAGTGATGACCACCATCAGCATGCCGTTCATGACCCACGAGATAGTACTCCAACGGCGGAAGCAGAGCTACATGGTAACCCAAAATCTCAGACACAGGACCATACTCCCCAGTCTGGGAAAAGGTCAAAAGAAAACGAGAGCCCTGCAGACGAAAGTTGACAGGACCTGCGTCCATACTACTTGGCTTCGAGGCTCTCAAAAAGGCACACAGAATCTTAAGGTGTGCCTTTTAGTGTGAGGTTTCCCAATCTGGACACTCGAGGATTGCAACGAGCAAGACAAACTAATGAGCAGATCCAAAGAACAACATACACAAAAACAATTCATTGTTGCTTTCACCAATGCATGGAGGAAGCTGCGCAACCTGCGGAACTGACCAATGCAGTAATCGATGTCGATGGTACCCAAGCCAACGAGCCCAACAACTGGAAGACCTTGGAATTCAGCCAAAGTCTACAACCCAACCGACTAGACTGGAAGACGATCCGAACGAATGGGACGATGTACGTCAGCGTTTCAATGAAGACGCGGGTAGCTGCGGATCGGACGGCATTCACTTCAACGGAGTTGGGTACGAGCGCGACGATAGCGAAGAACTTGAAGAAGACGATGCTGGGACTTGGCATCAAACGATCGAAGAAGACGAAGACGACTACGAAGAAGACTCGGACGACGACATCCCCCCAGAACTTGCCGAGTGGCTCCGGGCACGAGACATCGCCTATAAGCGTGGAAGATGACGAGACAGCAGGCACCTTGCACCGATTGGCATCAGCACGAGTGGCACTAAGAAAGGCAGCAGAGTTCTCAGAGTAAAAGCTAGTTCTTTACGGCGCACATTGCCTCTCCGCTCCGCTCCGAGGCAATGCTTCCGCCGGGGTACCCCCGGCTCCAGCCCCTAGCCGGGAGGCGATTCACAAGGACTAGTCGGGTCCCACCTCAATCACACGGCCTGGACTACACATCTTGTCTCTCCTCGGCGAGTGTTGGTCCGTACCGGACCAAGCTGACAACACGGCCTGCGGTAGGTGCGCTCGCAGCTTCGCGCTCGCTACAATCTACTCAACCCATAGTTCGAGGCACATAAACCACCTATAAAACTGCCACACAAACAAACCCACAAAACAGGAAATGCGACGAACAGGACAATGGCCAGGATCAGCTGGCAAGCGATTCAGACGACGCGGACCAGGACGACCACTTTCAGCACAAACCGGACGCAAGATCTGGGCAGCCAGCCGCCGGCAGCAATGGCAAGCATTTGGCCCAGCAGCACGCTCTCGCTCAATCGCCCTCGCTAACATACGAACGGGAGGACTACTCGGAATCGAAAAGAAATACCTCGACATTCCAATGACAGCAACTGCAATCGCAACATCGGCCTCGCTAACAAGCGGCGAACTACCACCAACAAGCGTAGTTACAGGTTGCTACTCAGCACCAGCACAAGGCGACGGCCCCACCAACCGAGACGGAAACCGAATCGTTATCACCGAATGCAACATGCAAGGCACAATCTCCTGCGCAGCACAAAATGCAGACGTAACAGCAGACACAGCAAACTACGTATTCCTGTGCATGATCCAAGACACACAGACCAACGGAACACAACTCAACAGCGAAGACGTATTCACAAATCCATCAGCATCATCGATCAACGGCGCACAACCATTCCGAAATCTCAGCTACACCCGCCGCTTCAAGCTTCTAGCATGGAAACGCTACAAAATGCCAGTACCATCAATTGCCTGGGACGGAGACAGTCTCCTCCAATTCGGCATACATATTCCAATCAAACTCAAATGGAAAGGAAAAATGCCCGTGACATTCACCACCGCATCAACAACGGCGGACATCGCAAACGTGACGGACAACTCAATCCAACTTGTAGGATTCGCCAGCGTGAACTCCATGGCCCCACAACTCGTACTCAACTGTCGAACACGATTCTTTGGCTAACACCGTTTTTACTGGCTTCAAGGCCAAAAATCAAAACTGTCCTTCACAAGAACAACCAAAAACCGAGAAGTTAGAGCATTAAAATGATCTGGATTCTTCTCGAAAACACCATGATACACTTGCTCAGGAGACATATTGCAAGTCACGATGACAGCAGGGTTCTTACGCTTAAGAACAGGACCAAAGTTCTTCTGCGGAACTTGAAACGGAACGGAACCTTGACAAAACGAGTTCACAGTGTCAACCTTCAGGTTGCCCTTGAAATCGTCAAAGACCACGAGCTGATAGGAATCGTTATACCCGGTAAGCCAACCATCCTTGGGTGCAAAGAAGGTCGAGACCATCCGAGACAATCGCCCAGCCACACGACTCTTGCCAAGACCAGCCGGTCCCCACAACCAAAGGTTGCGCGCACGGAAGTCACGAACAGCGGGGGGCTTGACATTCTCCATGATCCATTGATAGACAAATCTCCAATCAGAGAACATGTCGGGGATAACAGGGTCGGACCACGCAAGAACCTCATCGCGCCAGCACTCAACAAGACTACGGTAGTCGGTAATCATA